CTCGATGCTGGCGGCGATGTACGAAGCCTGGCGCAAGGTTGATCCAGTTGGGGAGGTCTGGTGCTTGCCGCTGTCCAACGCCGAGGGCAGCGCCGGTGCGGCCACTGTCACGATCACCGGGGCGGCGACCGAGGCGGGCTTGCTGAGTGTGTATGTTGGCGGTGTCCGCGTGCAGGCCACCATCCCCAGCGCGGCCTCCCCGGCGACGGCTGCCACGGCACTGGCGGTGCGGATCAACGCCAGCCCGGACCTGCCGGTGACCGCAGTGACCGCCGGCGGCGTGGTCACGCTGACGTGCAAGTGGAAAGGTGACAGCGGCAACGATATCAGCCTGCAGCTCAACCGGCTGGGTACGACCAACGGCGAAGTGACGCCCGCCGGGTTGACCGTGGTATTGACCAAGATGACCGGTGGTACTGGGACGCCCGACCAGGTTGCCGCATTGGCCGCTCTGGGCGACGAGCCCTTCGAGTTTCTGTGTGTACCCTGGTCGGACACCTCCACCCTCGACGCCTGGAAAGGCGCGATGGATGACAGCGTGGGCCGTTGGAGCTGGGCCAAGCAATTGTTTGGGCACGTCTACAGCGCCAGGCGTGGGAGCGTCGGTACCCTGGTCGCCGCTGGCCAGGCCCGCAACGACCAGCACATTACAATCCAGGCCATGGAAGTCGGCGTACCACAGCCGTTCTGGGTGCAGGCGGCGGCGCTGGCGGCGCGCTCGGCGGTGTTCATCTCCGCCGATGCCAGTCGGCCGACCCAGAGCGGCAGTATGCCGGGCCTGGACCCGGCGCCGGCCAGTGAGCGCTTCACCCTGACCGAGCGCCAGTCGTTGCTCAGCTATGGTATCGCGACGGCTTACTTCGAAGGCGGTTACGTGCGCATCCAGCGGGCGATCACCACCTATCAGAAGAATGCCTACGGCCAGGCCGACAACTCGTACCTCGACAGCGAGACCATGCACCAGTCGGCGTTCATCATCCGCCGTATGCAAAGCGTGATCACCAGCAAGTACGGTCGCCACAAGCTTGCGGACGATGGCACCCGCTTCGGCGCCGGGCAGCCGATTGTCACGCCGAGCACGATCCGCGGCGAACTGATTGCCCAGTACGCACGCCTCGAGCTGGAAGGTCATGTGGAAAACGCCGAGCTGTTCGCCGAGCACCTGGTGGTTGAGCGCGACAACAACGACCCGAGCCGGGTCAATGTGCTGTTCCCGCCGGACTATATCAACGGCTTACGTGTGTTCGCGTTGCTCAATCAGTTTCGCTTGCAATACCGCACTACCGAGTAACGCCACCCGCCAACACCCAACCCGCCTCGTGCGGGTTTTTGCATTCTGGAGACGAACACCATGGGCCAATTAGTGGCGGGTACCGCCTACGTCAAAGTAGACGGTGCTCAGTTGACCATCACCGGCGGCGCCGAGGCGCCCTTGATGAGCGTGAAGCGAGAGTCGGTGGCGCCAGGCTTTTACAAGGAAGAGGACCTGGTGCCGCACCTGAAGATCAGTGCGATCTATACGCCCGATCTTGACATCAAAAAAATCACCAACGGCAGGGACATGACCGTCACCTGCGAGTTCAAGAACGGCAAGGTCTATGTATTGGCCGGTGCCTACCTGGTCGATGAGCCCACCTTGAAAGGTGATGACGGCACTATCGAACTGCAATTCGACGGCATTAAGGGGACCTGGCAATGACTGATCCAATCAAGTTGAGCGCACCCATCGACGCTCATGGCGAACAACTGACCGAACTGACCCTGCGTCGGCCCACTGTGCAGGAAGTGCGGGCCATCAAATCGCTGCCTTACAAGATCGACAAGAACGAAGACGTCAGTCTCGACCTGGATGTCTCGGCCAAGTACATCGCGGTCTGCGCGGGCATCCCGCCGTCGTCGGTCAATCAACTGGATCTGTCCGACCTCAACAGCCTGAGCTGGGCGGTCGCCGGTTTTTTCATGACTGCGGCATCAGCACCGTCGACGAGCTGATTGTTGTCGCCTACGACTTGGCCTGGTTCTGGAAGATTGACCCTGAACAGATGATGGCCAGGCCTCTGGATCTTGTCACCGAATCGCTTGTGCACGCACAGCGAATCAACGAAATGCAGAAGGTGTAGCGATGTCAGACAAGTTTCAGCTCAAGGCGTTGATTACCGGCGTCGACAGGCTGTCGCCGACGCTGACCGGCATCCGAAAAAACGTGGCGACCTTTCGTAAGCAGCTCAACAGTTCCGGGTTGGGGAACATCGGGTTCAAGGATGTGCTCCAGGGTGGTGCCTTCGCGGCACCGTTCGTGGCCGGTGCGAAGGCGGCCATCGATTACGAGTCGGCGATGGCTGACGTGAAGAAAGTGGTCAACTTCGATTCGCCGGAACAGTTCAAGCAGATGAGCAAGGATGTACTCGACCTGTCTGAAAAACTGCCCATGGCGGCCAATGGCATTGCGTCGATTGTTGCGGCCGGCGGCCAGGCCAGTATTCCTCGCGAGGAGCTGAAGGCTTTTGCGACTGATGCAGTGAAAATGGGTATCGCCTTCGACCAGACCGCCGAGCAGTCGGGCGAGATGATGGCGAAGTGGCGAACGTCATTCAAGCTGACACAGCCCGAAGTGGTGGCGCTGGCTGACAAGATCAACTACCTCAGCAACACCGGCCCGGCCACGGCCCAGCAGGTGTCGGACATCGTTACGCGAATCGGTCCGCTTGGTTCGATCGCCGGCCTTGCCTCTGGGCAAATCGCCGCGATGGGCGCGACTCTGGCGGGCGTCGGTGTGCCGAGCGAGGTCGCGGCGACGGGCATGAAGAACTTCATGCTGGCTCTCACCAAGGGCGGATCAGCGACCAAGCAGCAGGCAAAGGCCTTCAAATCACTGCGGCTGAACGTAAAAGAAGTCTCGAAAGGTATGCAGAAGGATGCTCAGGGCACAATCGAGAACGTGCTCGCGCGCATTGCCAAGGTCGATCCTGCCAAGCAGGCGGGCTTGCTGACTGAGCTTTTCGGTACCGAGTCGGTGGCAGCCATTGCACCAATGCTGACCAACCTGGATCTGTTGAAGAAAAACTTCAAGAGCGTGGGGGATGTAACCCAATACACAGGTTCCATGGAGCAGGAGTACGCGTCTCGATCGGCGACCACGGCGAACGCGATGCAGTTGCTGCAAAACAGGGTGACTCGCTTGGGTATTGAGATTGGCAACGTGTTGTTGCCGCCGAACTGGTGCTGACGGGCTGGGTGTTTGCCACGCCGATCAGCTATGACGACAAGCAAATCACTCTGTCGATATCTGGTCGCTCGCTGACCGCCGATTTGGTCGACTGCGCTGCGGTGAACAAGCCAGGCCAGTGGAGCGGGCAGGGTGTGCTGACGATCGTCAGTGCACTGGCGGAACCCTACAAGATCAAGGTGCGCAGTGAGATCGCCGAAACTGGCAAGGTTTCCGATCACACCGTCAATCCTGGGGAGACGGTCTTTGAGTCCATCGACCGTTTGTTGACTCTGTTCCGCGTGTTCTCAACTGATGACGCGGCCGGCATGGCGGTGCTGGCGAAACCCGGTAGTGAAGGCTGGGCCTTTGATGCTCTGGAAGTCGGCAAGAACATCCTGAATGGTAACGCTGGACTGGACTTTTCCAGTGTCTTCTCCGAATACCGGGTGCTCGGTCAGCGTAAGGGGACCGACGAAGACTTTGGCAAGACCACCACCGAGATCTCCGCGGTGGTCACGGATGATCGCACTACGCGCAAGCGGGTGATGATCATCAAAGAGTCCGGGCAAATGACCTCGGAGCTGGTCAATGCACGGGCCAATTGGGAGCGTGGCAATCGGATGGGGAAGGCGCTGAGCACCACCTATAAGGTGCGGGGCTGGCGTCAGTCAAACGGCGCGTTGTGGAAGCACAACATGCTGGTGCGCGTCAGGGATCCGCTGATCGGTTTCGATCGCGACATGCTGATCGGCGAGATCACGTACTCCCTCAGTGAGAGCGGTACCGTGGCAACCATGGTGGTCGGTCCGCCCGACAGTTTCGAGCCCGAGCCGCATGATCGGCGCAAGGATCGCAAATTAAAGAAGGGCGGCAAGGCCGACAACTTCGAATACCTACTCCCTGCTGATTGGAAACCATCCGAATGAGCCTCTTGGATTTGCTTGTGCGTGGAACTGTTGTTCTCGGTGACGCTGTGAAGAAAATGCAGACGCTGCAGATGCGGCTCTACGCCGGCGAGGTCAAGGATGGCCTGGAACATTTCGAGCCCTACGGCTTCACCAGCAATCCGCTGGCCGGGGCCGAGGGGCTCGCCGCGTTTCTCGGCGGCGATCGCTCCCATGGCGTGGTGCTGGTGGTCGCTGACCGCCGGTACCGCATCCAGTCGATGGCGCCGGGGGAGGTGGCGATCTACACCGATGAGGGGGACAAGATCCACTTCAAGCGTGGCCGCATCATCGATATCGAAACCCAGACGCTGAACATCAAGGCCGGAGTCGCGGTGAACTTCGACACGCCGCAAATCACCCAGACCGGGAAGATCGTTTCCCAGGGTGATCAGGTTGCCGGTGGCATCAGCCAGATTCAGCATGTTCACGGTGGAGTGGCGCCCGGCAACGGCCAGAGCGGTGCACCGGTCGGGGGTGGTGGATGATCGACGCCAGCCTGGAAGCGTCATTGGTCCGAGCCGTGGTGATCAGCCTGTTCACCTGGCGTCGGGCCTCCCCCGATGACCTGATCAATGACGAAGAGCGCTACGGCTGGTGGGGCGACAGCTACCCCAGCATCGCCGATGACCGTATCGGCTCGCGACTGTGGTTGCTGCGTCGCGTCAAGCTCACGGCGGCCACCCGGCGGGATGCCGAGTTCTATGCTCGCGAGGCCTTGCAGTGGCTGCTTGATGACGGCCAGGTCCTTGATGTCGAGATCCTGAGCGAGCAGGCCGACGTCAACCGACTGAACCTGCGGGTCATCCTCACCGCTGTCACCGGCAGCCGCCTGGAAATCAACTCAAACCAACTGTGGCAGGTGATCTATGCCGTTTGATACACCTTCGCTGCCGGTGCTGGTCAGCCGGACCCAGAGCGATCTCGCCGGCGATGCGCTCCGGCGTTCCGATGCCCAGGTCCTGGCGCGTACCCTGAGCGGTAGCGCCTATGGCCTGTACGGCTACCTGAACTGGATCTCCGAACAGATCCTCCCCGACACCGCCGATGAAGAAACCCTGGAGCGCATCGCTAGCCTGCGGTTGAGCCAGCCCCGAAAAGCGGCGCAGCCGGCCGGCGGTAGCGTCAGTTTCACAGCCGCGGCAGGGGCGGTGCTGGACGTAGGAGTCGTGACGCAGGCCAGCGACGGCCGCACCTACAAAGTCGTCTTGAGCAAAACTACCACGGCGGGCACCAACACTGCCGTCGTCGAAGCGGTTGATGCCGGGGCCTTGGGCAACGCTGATGCAGGACTGGTGCTCACCTTGGTGCAGCCGGTGGAGGGGCTGGCCAGCACTTTCACGGTCCTGGCGCCGGGGCTGATCGGTGGGGTTGCCCAGGAAAGCATTGAATCCTTGCGGGCCCGCGTCGTGCGCTCCTACCGGGTGATCCCGCACGGCGGCTCGAAGGATGACTACGAAACCTGGGCGCTGGAATGTCCGGGTGTCACCCGTGCCTGGTGCCGCCGCAATTACCTCGGGCCGGGTACCGTGGCGGTGTTCTTCATGCGTGATGACGATCTCAATCCGATACCGGACGCTGACCAGTTGGCTGACGTCAAGGCTTACATCGAGCCGTTGCGTCCGGTGACCGCCGAGCTATACGTGCTGGCGCCGGTCCCGAAGCCGGTGGTCTACAGCATTCGACTCACGCCGGACACCACTGCTGTACGAGCTGCGGTCGAAGCGCAATTGCGCGACCTGCACAACCGTGAGGCGGGCCTGGGTGATGCGCTGCTGCTGACCCATATCGCCGAGGCCATCAGCAGCACGGCCGGGGAGTTCGATCACAAGCTCGTATCACCGATCGCCGACGTGCCCGCGGCTACCAACCAGTTGCTGACCTTCGGTGAATGCATATGGCTGGCTTGAGAACGGCGGCGCAGTACCGCGCGCAACTGAGCACCCTGCTGCCGGCCGGGCCGGCCTGGGACCCGGAACTGGTGCCGGAGATCGACCAGATACTCAACGGCGTTTCCCAGGAGCTGGCACGGATCGAAGCGCGGGCGTTCGACCTACTCAACGAGATGGACCCGGGCGGTGTCACCGAGATGGTGCCGGACTGGGAACGGGTCATGAGCCTGCCAGATCCGTGCTTAGGCCTGGAGCCGGTGTTCGAGGACCGGCGCCGGGCAGTACGTGAGCGACTGACCGCAACAGGTGGCCAGAGCCGGGCCTACTTCATCGATATCGCCGTGCGGCAGGGTTACCCGCTGTCCAGCATCACCGAGCACCGGGCGCCGCGCTTCGGGCGCTCGCGCTTTGGCTCCGCGAACTTCGGGACCTGGCGCGTGCAGTTCATGTGGACTCTCAACAGCGGGCCGCGCCGCCGGCTGGGTAGACGCTTCGGTGCCAGCTTCTGGGGGGAGCGCTTCGGCGTCAACCCGAGCAGCGCGCTTGAGTGCGTTATCCGGCGCAGTGCGCCGGCTCACACATTGGAATTTATCAACTACGGGGACAGTGAATAATGGATTTTCCGAAGAGCGTGCCGAACGTCGGTTTGGTCGGTGGGAAGTTTGTAGATGAGAATCCGGTGACAGGTACGCCTGGATCGTTAATCCCAGCTCAGTGGGGGAATGCCGTTACCACTGAGATTCTGGGTGTGATTAAGGACGCTGCGCTGATTCCTGATGAGGGGGATAATGGGCAGTTGGCGAAAGCAATTCAGATAATTGTCACAAAGACTAAGCCCGCGGCTGCGACGGAAACGACGGCGGGTATAGTGAAGTTATCCACTGGGCCCCAGGTAATTGAGGGGAGCGACGACACAACGGCTGTGACGCCCAAGAAGCTTTTGCAGAAGTTGCAGGCGTACTTGGGGCAGGCAACAGAGACGGCTTTCGGTTGGGTTAAGGTCGCAACGCAGGCGCTCACAAATGCTGGTGTCGATGATACGGTGATGGTCACACCGAAAAAGCTAGCTGCTGCTGTTCAGGGGCAGGTCCTTACAGCGTTCACTACTGCGGGGATTGCGCCAGCGTTCACGCTGACGCCGACACCGGCGATCACCGCGTATGCGACGAACCAGCGCTTTCAAGTGACGTTCAGTGCAGCCGGCGGCGCAACCCCAACGCTGAACGTATCCGCGCTCGGTGCGAAAAACCTAAAACAGTACAACTCGGCCGGAGGTAAACTCCCAGCTATTATTGCGAGCGGACAGACCTCCGACGTTGTATATGACGGTACAGATCTCGTCGTGCTCGATCAGCTGCCGAACTCCGTCGGCGCAACTCCGGCCCAGTTCGATAGCTCGACGAATCTTGCAACTACTGCGTTTGTTGGGGGAGTTGGTTTTCAGTTTAGCTGGGCGTTTGGTCTCTCCTCGAACACTGTGCTTACTGCCGCAACTCATGCGGGCGGCCTTATTGTTGCCACAAGTACGCCGACAATCAACGTAACGCTACCGCTCGCTTCAACGATGCCGCCAAAGACGGCTATAAAATTTTGGAGCTACGGTGCGGGCGGTATGACAATTGTTGCATCAGGCTCTGACAGCATTCTGCTGCCAGCAGCAAATGCGACGTTCCCCGTTCCGACTGGAGCGTGGATTACTCTTGCTTCAAACGGCGATCATGGCTGGTACGCAGTCGATATGTCCGGCTTCGGGGTCGGTCAGACACGACAGACTTTTACTATCGGAACTACGCGGGTAGTAGGGACGACTTATTACAACACTACTGGGCGTCCTATTTGGATTTATTTACAAAACGCTGTGTCTAATACAGTTAATGGAGCAGGTACGCTGACAGTTGGGGGTGTCGCTATGAACTATCCTACGAGTTGGTATTCCACTCCTACAGCGGGGGGTGGCGGTATTTCGGCTATAGTTTTACCCGGTGAGTCATACGTGACGAATGGCGCAACTCTTTGGGTCGAAGTTCGATAAGGAAATAAATATGCCATATTACAAAGATGCCAATAATAGACTTCACTTCCTCGACGATACCGCTTTTTCGTATATTTTGCCCGAGGGCTCCGTTGGGATTACTGATGCCGAAGCGAGTGCTGCTCAAGCCGCCGCAAATACGCCGACACCTGCTGAAGTACTTGCGGCAGCAAACGCACAGCGCGACTCACTGCTTGCTGTAGCCGGGTTGCGCGTTGTCCCTTTGCAAGACGCTGTCGATCTTGGCACAGCCACCGCTGATGACACGGCGAACCTTAAGCTGTGGAAGGAATACCGCATAGCCGTTAACGGCGTTTCTTCCCAGACCGGTTTCCCCGCGACGATCGACTGGCCTGCGCCGCCGGCCTGATCGACATCAAGAACACCACAAGCCGCCTTGAGCGGCTTTTTTTCGCCCGGAGAAACCCATGTCGATTACCCAGCAGCAGTTGCTGCAGATCCTCCCGAACGCCGGAGCGCTAGCCGGCGTGTTTGTTCCAGCCCTCAACACGGCCATGAGCGCCTACCAGATCGTCACCCCAAAGCGGGTCGCCGCGTTCTTGGCCCAAATCGGCCACGAGTCCGCCCACCTGAGGTCAGTGGTCGAGAACCTGAAC